ATGAATTAATAGTAATACCTTTTCCTTCGTCTAAATATAAATTAATTAACGAATGGAAAGAACTTAAATCTAAGAAGGATTACCTCCTAGAATCTAAACGAGAATTAGAATTAAAATTAGATGATTTAGCAACCGAGAAAGCTAATATACTAAGAAGTATAGAAATTATGAAGTTCTGGGAAAAAGCTTTTTCTGAATCTGGATTAATAAAATACATTATCAGAAATATCTTAAATTTCCTGAATGGAAAGATCAACTACTACCTATCATATCTGTCCAATGGGAAGTTCGTTATTCGGTTTGATGAAGAATTAAATGAAAAAATTTACACAAACGGAAAGCAACTTTCCTTCGTTTCTTTATCAGGTGGAGAAAAGCGTAAGATTAGTCTGGCAACCATGTTAGGTTTACAGAGTTTACTTTCTAGTTCAAAGAGAGAACAGACTAATATAATGTTTTTTGATGAAGTAGGAGAAAATCTAGATCAAGATGGTTTAGATGGTCTCTATATACTACTATCTGAATTAAAGAAAGAGAAGACTTTATTCATAATAACACATAATAATTATCTTAAAACCTTGATTGATAATTGTAAAGTGTTAACAGTAACCAAGCATCACGGTGTATCCTATTTGTCGAGACGAAATCAATGATTACTCAATTAAATAAAATCGGTCAGGAAATTTTTGAAACACGCTACGCCTATCCCGGCGAAACTCGTTGGTCCGAAAGATCAAAGGCAATCGCTAAGGTTGTTGCATCTGCTGAAAAAGATGATGAAAAAGAACGCGCAGAAAAAACTTTCTATGAGGCTATCTCTTCAGGAGATTTTATTCCTGGGGGCCGTATCATTTATGGTGCTGGTCGTAATCAAGGCCGTCAGAATTTACTGAACTGCTTTGTTATTATTCCAGAGGATAATGTTGATTCCATCGGAAAGACTGTGATGGATATGTACAAGATTTCTTGTGCAGGAGGTGGAGTAGGATTTAATGTTAGCAAGATTCGTCCTAAGGGTGACGATATTGGTAATGTTCTTAACTCTGCTCCAGGTGCGGTTTCTGTTTTGCAGATGATTAACGAAGTGGGTAACCATGTTCGTTCAGGCAAGAATCGTAGAACAGCTTTGATGGGTATTCTCAATGTAACCCACCCAGATATCCTGGAATTCCTCCATGTTAAGCTAGATCAAAAGCAGCTTACTAACTTCAATATTTCTGTTGCTATTACCAATAGATTCCTTGAAGCTGTTGAGATGAACGAACCTTGGCACTTTACATTTAATAACAAGGAATACTATTGCTTCAATGTTCGTCGGTTTAATTCAGAACAAAACCGGGATGAAGTTGTAACGATTGTAGGACTAAATGAACAAGATGTTTTAAATAGAGCTTCAAACTTCCATAAGATTCATTGGATGGATCAGTTTGAAGTTACTGGTAGAAAAGATTTCAAGGCTAGAGATCTTTGGAACAAGATCTGGATAAACGCTGTTGAGAGTGGGGACCCAGGAGTTTATAATATTGATCTTGCAAACTCTTACACTAATGTTTCCTACTTTGAGCGTCTTGATTCAACCAATCCCTGTGGAGAGATTAGTCTTCCTAGTTATGGTAACTGCTGCCTAGGAAATATTAATCTCAATAACATGGTTCTTGAAGACAACTCCGATGTAGATTGGAAGCGTCTTGCTAGAACTGTGCGTGCTGGTGTACGCTTCCTTGACAATGTCTTGACGGTCAACTCATTCCCAACAGAGGAGTGCCGTCAGGTTGGAGAGCGTTCTCGTCGCATTGGCCTAGGCGTTACAGGGCTTCACTATATGCTCATCAAGCTGGGTATTCGCTACGGATCTGACAAGTGCCTAGAGTTCCTAGAGCGACTGTTTGCTACTATCCGTGACGAGGCTTATTTGATGTCAGTGTATCTCGCAAGAGACAAGTCCCCATTCCCAGCTTTTAATTCTAGCCTTTATCTAAAGGAAGAATTTGCTAAGACTCTTCCTGCTAGAATCAGAATGCTTATTAAGGAGCATGGTATTCGTAATGCGGTTATGTTAACCATTCCACCTTGCGGAACTATCTCTATGCTGCATGGAGTTTCGAGCGGTATTGAACCAATCTTTGCTGCGATGTATAATCGTCGTTGGAGACACGCTAATGTTTGGAAGGAGAGTGTTGTAATTGATCCCCTCTTCCAAGAGTATTATGATAAAGGTAAGAAGCTTGATGTATTCGTTGGAGCTTATGATGTAACTCCAGAGGAGCATATTAAGGTTCAAGCCACAATCCAAAAGTATATTGATTCATGCATTAGCAAAACAATTAACTTGCCAGGGGATGCTAAGGCTGAGTCTTTCAAGGATACAGCACTTCAATATGCTGGATACATGAAAGGATTCACTATCTATCGTGCTGGATCCAAGGGTATGGAACCTTTGGCTGCTATCCCACTAACACAAGAAAACATTGAAAAGTATATGAAGAAGCAAGAACTACTCGAAGTAGGAGTTGCCGATGGTCAAGCCTGTTCAATGGCTGATGGAAGCTGTGGTGGCTGATGCCTACTTATCAATATCTTTGTGAAGGTTGCGAAATAATTTGGGAGAAAGATGCCGACATAGGTAAAGCTCCCAAAACAACCAAATGCAAAGAATGTGGAAAACGAGTAGAAAGATATTTATCTGAGATTACATTTTCTTTCAAAGATGATGGTGCTGGATGTGGGACAAATCCTGGAGCAAAAGATTTCTATACTATAAGAAAGAGATATAGAACTTTCTTAGAGAAAGGTTATGATAAAACTGCTGCTAACAAATTTCTCAACAGAAGCATTAATGAAACAAAAGATAGAATATCTGAAGATCGACTTGCATATAAACAAGTTAAAATTGATGTTAAACAAATGGCCCAAGATGGTCATGCAAAAAAACTAACACAACAACAAACCGATAATAAGAAAAGAAACCTTGAAAAAATGGCCGCTCATGCCTATGATAAGGCAAAGCTCGACCCGAAGAGAAAAATTAAACAAGTACTATGACATACCAATATAACGAAAATATCCAACGCGCTATTTTGTATTTTATGAAGTCTAGCAAGGACTTCTATTTACAAATTATTGGGTTGGTTAAACCTGAATATTTTGAATTTCCTTCCCACTCCAAAATATTTACAACCGTTACATCGTATTATGATAAGTATCACGAGCTTCCTTCAGATATCTTCATACTTGAAGACCTGAAGAAAGCAATAACTTCAAGAGAAAATATCTCTGATTACGAAGATGAAATTTCTTACATTAATTCTCTGGATACTTCTTGCTTAAATAATCCAGATTATATTGTAGATCTTATTGAATCCTTTGCTAAAAAAGAAGCAATGAAGGCTGCTATTGCAGAAAGCATTACTTTGATTAAAGAGGATAAGGTAGAGCAGGTTGAAGATATTGTTAGAAAAGCTTTAATGATCAGTAGAAATGTTGACACTGGTCAGAAGTACTTTGAAGATTTCTCTGATCGTTGGGAACGGGTTTTTTCTAAGAATCGTAATATTAAGAAGTTTAGAACCCTCTTCCCATCTGTTGACAAGTCTCTAGAGGGTGGGTTGGGAACTAAAGAGCTTGCTATGGTTGTTGCACCTCCAGGTGTTGGTAAGTCTCTTTATCTAGTTAATCAAGGAGTTCAGTCTTTGATTGATGGTAACAATGTCCTCTACATTTCTCTTGAAATGAGTGAAGATAAAATCGCACAACGATTTGATTCTATTATGACCTTGATTCCACAAACCAGACTCAAGGATCCTAAGATTCAGTTGACAGTTAAGGAAAGACTTGATATCTTTCAGAAAGAATTTAAGGGCAAGCTCGTTATCAAGGAGTATCCTACTTTAAGTATTTCTGTAAATAGTATTCGTAGTCTATTAGTTCAACTTAAGAACTATAATGGTTTTGTTCCTGATATTCTTATCATAGATTATCTTGAACTTCTTCGTTCCACAAGAGATATTCAACATGAGTATCAAGCTCAACAAAGAGTAGCTGAAGAACTTCGAGGACTATCTATGGAGCATAATTTATTGGTTTGGACTGCAACTCAAACCAATAGATCTGCTAAAGCCAAGGCTTTAATTACAGATGCGGAACTAGGGGATTCTTATGGAAAGATTCGTCCTTGTGATTTCTCAATTTCTTTGAATCAATCCGAAGAAGAATTTGATAATGGTAAAATGAGAGTATATATAATGAAGTCTAGAAATGGTGTTCCTCGTTTTACTATTCCTGCTAAAGTTGATTATCAAGTTCTTAAAATCTCTGAAGATCAAGAAGAATTTTAAATAACATGAAAAGTTTACAGGAATCTCTTGATGGTTTTAGCTGGGAGAACTATCATGTTATAAGTGATGAGCTTCTTAAGTTCGATGATCACAATATTGATAATGAACTTATGAGGCAAGCTTCCACTTATTCTTATTACCATGCTCTTATGTCTTTTGCCAAGAAAGAACTTTCTGACGCAGAGAACGAGCATACTAGAATTACAGCTACACTAAGAAGAGATCATAGGCTAGAAACAAAGAGTAAGTTGACTGCCAAAGATCTTGATGATATCGTGCAGTCTGATGAACAACTTAAAGAACACCAAGACTTAATTAACAAGTTAGAATTTAGATACGAGTTGTTAAAGGGCTTGGTTAGGGCACTAGAGCAGAAGAAAGATATGCTTCAGCAAGTGTCCGCTAACAAACGAGAAGAAACTAAACTTTATAAATAACAGGAGAAACTTTTATGGGTATTGATCTTGACGCACTACGGAAGAAGCACAAAGAACTGATGGATAAGAACGCTGGAGGAGCTAAGGGAGGAGACTTCATTAAGAACTTCTTCCAGATTAAGGAGGGTACTAGTTATGTTCGTATCCTCCCCTCAAAGCGAGAGGACAAGGAATTCTATGCTGAAACTAAAATTCACCGAATTCCTATGGAAAATGATCAAATTAAGAATGTGCATTGCCTGAAGGTCCATGGGGAGAAGTGCCCTCTTTGTGATCTCTACTATGCGCTATGGAAAACAGGAAAGGATGAGGATGCGGCTCTTGCGAGAAGTATTAAACCCTCTCCTCGTTATTACTTGAATGTTGTTGATCGCGAAACTTCGGATGTAAAGATTCTGTCAGTCCCCGAAGTTCTGTTTAAGAAAGTTATTGGAGCTTTCGTAGACGATGATTTTGGAGATATCACTGACCCTAAGAAGGGATTTGATTTTAAGATTGTCAAGACCATGGAAGGCAAATGGCCTCGTTATGATCAATCTGGTCCTCGTCCAAAGTCTTCAACCCTCGGAACGGATGCCGAGATTGCTCGTGTGATGGAATCTCTTCACGATATTCATTCTCTTGTAAAGAAGGAAGATTATGCGGAGGTTAAGCAAATCGCTGAAACACTTTCAGTCGGTGGGCACATTAACAATTCTTCTAATTCTAATAGTGAAGAAAATGAAGGTGGTGGAGACTACCTTTCAAAACTACGGAGTTGATTTATGATTAAGAATATTATTTTTTCTATTGTACTTTGTTTAGGTTTAACCTCTTGTCCAGGGATGCCTTGGACTGAAGAACCAGAAACTCAAATCCAGCCTCTTGTAATTACAGAATCTAACAATGTAAAGCAAGAAGCGATTGCTGCTCAAACAGCAGTACCGATTCCTATTGAATCTCTCGGAGGAGATGTTGGGGATGCTCTAAAGGCTGAGTTTGCCAAGCGCGGAACCCAACCTATGCTAACCACAGCCGAGCATACCTTAGAGACTCCAGGAGCTATGGTAGTTACTCTGGATGCCAATGCTACTAAGGAGATCCTATCCCCCAGTACACTTAGTCTAATAACTAATGTTGTTGGTGGAGCAGTTCCAGGTTCTCAACCATGGATGCAGCTTCTCCTTGTGTTGCTCCCATTCTTGTCTAGCAGATTCCGTAAGCACACTGTTACGGCTGTTAAGCGTGTTGTCCCCGGAGTTCAAGGGCCTAATCACGATGGTAAGATGCCAGACTTTGATGACTTGAGAGAGATGGTACATGACCTGACTAAGGCTGTAACTCTAGCTCCAATTGAAAGCAAAGATGTTATTGCTACAAAAGCAACAACAAGTAAGACAATAATTGAAGGTTGATTAAAATCTGAACTATGATAAGGGTAAGGTTAATAGCCTTACCCTTATTTTTTTTATATGAGTGAAAAATTAAAAATACTAGCTTGCCCTGCAAATGAGGGTGGTTGTGCCTATTACAGAATAATTGCTCCATACAATAAACTTGCTGAACTCTATCCAAATGAGGTAGAAGTTCGCATGGACTTTAACCCATTAGGTATGGATGCCAGTTCAGGTAGATGGATTCCTAACTGGACTTTTGAAAACATGAAGTGGGCAGATGTAATTGTTGTTGGTAACTTAAGTAATTTTGGTGGGAATTACACTGCTAGAATAATAGGAAAAGCAAAAGAATTTGGTAAATTAGTTCACTTTGATACTGACGATTTGCTCACAGACCTGTATGAAGGACATAGGCTATATGGGGTTTATAAGGAAAGAAACCTTTCTGATATAACTAAATTTATCTATAGCCACTCTGACATTGTTAGTGTAACTCAGAAAAAATTTGCTGAGAGAGTAAAGCCTTATTGTAGATCTATATTGGCTGTAATAAAAAATGCAATAGATTATAATTTACCTTGTTGGAATATGCCTAAACCAAAAGTAAAAAAGAACTATTGTAGGTTTGGTTGGGCAGGGGGTATTCACCATGAGCAAGACCTCCATGTCTTTACAGGAGTTCCTGCTTTAGTGAATGCTAGAGTTGGAACAGAAAATTGCAGATGGTCATTTATAGGTCACCCTCCGATGGATCCCAATAATAAAGAAGATTGGCAAGTGGATGTGTGGAAAAACTATAGGAAGCACTTCACACTAGGTATGAAGGGTGTTCAGAACTGGACAATTCACTATGCTCTTCCATGTGATAAATATGGAATTTTCTTTACAGATATGGATGTTGCTTTAGCTCCTCTGGAAATGAATGATTTTAATGATAGCAAATCCGAGATTAAAATAGCAGAATGTGGAAGGTACAAGATTCCTCTTGTGGCTTCTAATGTGGGATGCTATGATGAATGGATTGTAAATGGGAAGACGGGGTTCCTCATAGATCCAGGGGCTCCTACAACCGAATGGGTTCGCGTCCTGTCGCTTGTGGCAAAGAATAGAGAGCTTAGAGAGGGCATGGGAGAGGAGCTACATAAGATCAGCGAGGAACAATTTAATCTAAACAAAAATGTTAGAGGTAGATTAGACTTGTATCGTAATATCTTGAATCAAAAGATAGTTGTTAGAAATGCATAAAACATTTAAGCATTCTGGAGACTTAGGGGATATTATATTTTCCTTGCCTACAATTAGAGCTTTAGGTGGAGGTATCTTATATTTAGATCCTAATGGTGGAAAAAACACAGGAGATATTGATCTAGGTTATAAAGACCATACTAATCTAAATTCTATTGGAATTAATTTTCTCAGACCTCTTTTACTAGCGCAAGATTATATTAAGGAAGTTGTAGAGTGGAGAGGTGAACAAGTTAATTACAACTTAGATAAATTTAGAAATCATGTAAAGTATAACAATTTGGCATATTCTCACTTGAGTGCTTTCAATTTAAATCATAATGAGGCTGACACAAAATGGTTATCTGGCGTTAACTCAAATCTTGAATTTTTCAAAAATAAGTTTGTTATTTCAAGAACCCCTAAAGTTCAAGGCAACCATGAATTTTGGGAGTTTCAAGTTAGAAAAATAAAAGATAAATGTGTTTTTGTTGGGCTACCTAAGGAACATGAAATCTTTGAGTATGCCTTAGGATATAAGGTAGAGTATTTTCAAGTAACTGATGCTTTGCATTTAGCGGAGTGCATTGCTTCCTCTGGTAACTTCATAGGTAACCAAAGTATGCCTCAATCAATAGC